TTTAGCGGTCTAGTCACAACTTTCATTTTACCTTGTACCGGCTCAGGTCGTTGTATATTTAAACCATATGCATTAAACATCGGTATATCAGAATCAGGTGTACTTCGACCAGAGCTAACTAGTATCTTATTTTTCGATTCTGGATTTCGCGACATTATGTTTTTATTTGATCTCTCTGCCATTTGTTTAACTACTGCACTTAAAAGCCTAGTTGCATCAGATTCTAATGTTGCTTCCTCATTCAATTCAGTTTCTTGAATATTTTCTAATTGTGATTCAGTTAAATTCTTGGTACCAAATCTAAGCATATTTTCTGCTAATTTGTTTTTCATTGCTTATCCTTTTAAGGTTTCTTTAATATAAATATAACATTATGTAAAAACCAACGATATTAGGATATATGCAAAATATTTCTTATATTATTAATATAATTAAAGAATTAAACAATTAAAGTTATGATTAGATTTGGTTACGCCTGTAACAATATGACCCTAGGCAAAGAAAATATTCGTACGGGTCGAACAATGATTCAACGTAAATTTATCGAAGGTGGTATGCAATTAGCATCCGATCGGAGTTTACTTAACGCAAAAGATCTGCTTCCTATTCTCAAATGGAATGTAGCAAACGGTATTCATCTGTTTCGTATTGGTAGTGAAATGTTTCCTAGATGGAATCATTATGAGATCAAGGACTTGCCTGACTATGAAGAAATTGGTCGTGTGTTGTTAGAAGCTGGTGATTATGCTCGAGCTAACAATATTCGATTGACTACCCATCCAGGTCCGTTTCATATACTTGGTAGTCCAGATCCGGTAGTTGTAGAAAATAGTATTGTCGGCTTAGAACGACATTCTGAGATGTTTGATATGCTTGGTTATGCTCCTAGCTTTGATAACAAGATTAATATTCATATAGGTGCTACATACAATGATAAGCCGGCTACTATTGCACGTTGGATCAAGAACTATTATCGCCTATCCGAATCGTGTCGAGCTCGATTGGTTATTGAGAATGACGACAAGGCTTCTATGTATTCTGTTCGCGAACTATATCAGATGGTGCATAGTGTTACCAATATTCCTATTACTTTTGACTATTGGCATCATACTTTCAATACTGGTGACTTAACCGAAGAAGAAGCATTCTTTATGGCTCGAGACACTTGGCAGAAGCATGGCATTACTCAATGCACTCATTACTCCGAGTCTCGCAGACGTGAGCAGCAACGCCTTATTGAAGGTATTTGTGAAAAGCATAATATTGCGTGGGATGATTTGCCTAAATGGCCGACATTTGCCAAGGCATACAAAGAGTTCAGTAAGATTCGGGAACAAGCCCATGCAGATTATATTTTGACTACTCCTAGTACATATGGTGTAGATGCGGTAGACATTGTTGTTGAAGCTAAGGCAAAAGAATTAGCTCTACAAAATATCAATGTGCAGTGTTGTCAAACACCACTAATCTTAGACTAACATATTTATATTAAATAGTATTAATTAATTAAAAGGTCACAAATGCCACAATTTCGTTACAAAGCAAAACTAACTGATGACATCGAAGATGCAAAAGAGATAGTTAGAACAACAGGTAAAATGTTAATGGAAGGTAAAATTGATAAAACATCAGCAATTGATAATTTAGCAAAAGCTTTCCGTAAACTAGAATCTGCAAAATATTATATCGATCGAGAATAAATGAAATGGATATTTCCATATACTGTATTGTTAGCTTCATTAGGGTTAGCCGGAACTGCTGCTTATTATAGTGTATTTGGACTAAGTAAATTGTTTTCATCTCAGGCAACTGCAGTTATTGTTATGGCTTCAATATTAGAAGCTTCTAAATTAATAACTGCATCATATTTGCATCGACAATGGAAAGCAACTACGTTTCTATTAAAAACATATCTAGTAACTGCAGTCTTTATATTAATGTGTATCACATCATTAGGTATATATGGATTCTTAGTTTCTGCATATCAAGAAACAGCATATGAACTTCAGAATCAAGAATCTGAAATTGCAGTTTTACAATTAAAAAAAGAACGTTACCAGACACTTAGTAATGACATTAGAACCGAGAAGGAATCTTTAAATAAAAATATTACAGATTTGACATCGGGACTTTCAAACAACGTTATACAATATACTAATGCAGAAGGCCAAGTTATCAAAACAACCTCTTCAGCTACCCGTAAAGCATTGCAATCAGAATTAGATAGAACAATATCCAGGAGAGATACTTTATATAGTCAAGAAATTATATATTCAGACTCAGTTGGTAAACTAGATCAGCAAATGTTAAGAATACAAACAGAATCCAAAGTTTCTGCGGAAGTTGGGCCTATTAAATATGTAGCACAACAAGTAAACCGATCGGTCGACACGGTTGTTAATTGGTTTATACTTCTTTTTATATTTGTATTTGATCCGTTAGCTGTAATGTTATTGATATCAGCAAATCGTTTAATTCAATCTAAACGTAAGCCTGTTATCGAAGAAGAGCAGGATGAAGATCATGCACATGACATGGCTTTAAATGATATGGTTGATAATTTTACAGATGATGAACTGGATGATATATTTGCTGATACTGATACATATGATGTATATGTTGATAGACAGGAGCCGACACCAGAATCTGATATTTACAATGAGGAACCTCCGGTTAAAAAAGAAAAATCAAAACGAGTTATAATAAGATCAGAAATAAAATGAAAAAATTAAAAGTTACAAAAAAGAATTCAGGATACAAAAAACTGCAATGTAAATATTGCAATCGGATTGCAGAAAGAGTTGATGCTAATGCAACAGCAGTTACATGTTGGAAATGCACTAGTGACTCAGCTAATGGCAAATTATTGGAATTACGAAAATAATTTATTATATTAATAATATGTTAGAAGCAGAAAAGATAAAACAGAATTGGGAAATGTATCGATTGAGAGTCAATGACTTGTTCCCTACAAGAAAAGATCAATTAAATAAAATGTATGATGACTTCGAAGATCGTATCGCAATGATGCCAGCATCTTCCATGGCACACTTTCATAATGCATTTGCAGGAGGGTATATCGACCACGTACTGCGAGTAATGGAATGCACAGAGACATTATATAATACATGGGAATCATCAGGTGCAGATATGTCAGGTTATACTAAAGAAGAATTAATGTTTGCGGCAATGCATCATGATTTAGGTAAAGTAGGATTTCCAGGAGATGGTAATGAAGTTTACCAAATAGAAACATCAGATTGGCACCGAAAGAATATGGGTAGACTATATAAGCATAATGAAAACATTCCTTTCACTATGGTTCCAGATCTATCTATTTGGTTGTTACAAAAATATGAAGTTTCGATGTCTTGGAATGAATATCAAGCTATTAAGATTCATGATGGAATGTATGATGATTCAAATAAACCATATTTCGTAGCAAGATCAGAAAAAGCTAAATTGAAAACTAATATGGCAATTATTTTGCATCATGGTGATCATATGGCAGCACAAATAGAATATGAGCAATGGCGGAATCATAAAGCAGGAACACCTAATCCTGTCTCATCGAAGAGCAAGGCTACTAAGAGTACCGCAATGAAAAATTTAGCAGAAAACAATCCCAATATTGGCAACTCTATTGCGGATATATTTAAAGATATGTCATGATTATAACATTTGGAGTAACAGCCGGAATATTTTTCGGATTAACAGTATATTTTGCTTATAGAGCATTTGTATTAGCAGGAGTTTTAGCAGATCAAGAAGATTATTATGATAAGGTTAGTCAAACTAATCAATACATGTACATCAGAATAAAACAATCTCATGAAGCAATGCAAAATATTGATAGATTGGGTGCATTTGAAAAAGACGACGAGTCAGGAACTACCTTTGAATTATTAAAAGAAGTAATAGAAGAATTAAAAGAAGAATTTGATGCCGAGGAAAAGAAAGAAAAGTAATAATTATTATACAAAGATTCAAGACGTAGCAATATGTGCTTATAATAAGTCAGAGAATCCAGCTCAGCGAGAAAAGATATATAGACGATTTATATATCCACCATTCATGAAGCTTACAGAAAATTTAATTAATAAAATGAAGCCTACTTATATTTTAAATAAGTGTTCATTTCAAGATTTACAAACTGATCTAGTTACATATTTAACTGCAAGATTAGATAAATTTAAACCAAATGCTGGTAAGTCATATTCATATTATACTCGAACATCGTTTAATTATCTTATTGCTGAAAATCAAAAAGCATATGTAAAAGTAAAACAAAATAGAGAACCTATTGATTTAGATGAGCAAAGAAATATTCCAACAGAAATGCATAACACTGATATGCAAGAAATTATAAAGTATTTCATGGATGAGTTTGTTGAATATTGTTATGACAATTTAAATTACATATTTTCAAATCCGACTGATATACATGTAGCAGATTCGGTATTACATTTATTCGAACAAAGAATCAATATTGAAGACTTTAATAAAAAGGCTCTTTATATCTTTATCAGAGAAAGAACCGGTCTTCCGACCACAAACGTAACCAGAGTCGTAAAAACATTAAAAAATCTATACGAAACAAAATTTCGCGAATATGCTAATAATGAGTTCATGAATTTGCCTTTTTAATATTTATTATTAAAGGAGATGTATGGATAGAAATGATGAAATATTCAAAGGAACCAGTTTTGCTGACCTTATGCATGATGTTTATCACAATTCCAAAAAGAAGGATAGACAGATAAATCAACTCATATCTCAGTTACAACCACTAATAAAAAATGCATCAGATGCTACTATTATAGTACCACTCATTAAAGAGTATCTAGACGTAGCAGTTAAGAATGATGATCACCTAGTCAAATTAACCGCAATCGTACAACGATACATATCAACTACACAAACAATTACAGGTGCTGATTCGTTGCTTTCAGATGAAGAAAAACAGCAATTGATTACTATAGCACAATCAACATTAACTCATGAATTAGAAGATGAGATTGAAAAAATTGAAGAAGAAGACCGAGAAATAAAACAAAAGATCGAAATTGCCAAAGCCAAATTGAAGGATAGTAATGCCAAATCATGATGGTTTATTTGATACGGTAATATATGTAGCCGAAGTCAAACAAAAGACTAGTCCCGGTGATACATATAAACGAAATACAGATGAAATATATCCTGCAGGTAAACGTATGGTTATTAATCAGGGAACTGGTGCACAGGAGAAAACAAGAATATCTAGTGCTGATATGCTATTTGGTATTGATGTGCAGTATACATTAAATGGTCGTTTAAAGTTTATAGAAAATGTAAAACCAATTAATTCTAATATTAAACAAATACCAATACCAGGTGAGGCAGTCTTAATATTTCAATCTTTAAACCATGAATCGACGTTAGAAGAATC